AGCTAAAATTGATTTAATCCTCGGTGAGTCCGAATAGATTTGTAACATAAATCCATTTTCATCGACCGTAGTTGATTCTTCAGCGTATGTGTCTAATGCTGAGGCAATTTCAGGTGTGTATTCCATGCTTTCAAAATCATAATATGAAGCCAATCTTGTTGGTTCATAATACACCGCTTGATTGTATAGATTATTTTCAACTTTAGCCCATTGACTTACAAGATAATATGTTTGTTGAGCTTGAAGTTTTTGTTTTTCATATTCGTCTTTATTTTGGGTCTTGAGTAATTCTTTTTTATCAAAAGTATATGTTGGTAAATCTTGACCCAATAAAGAATTTGGCCCTAAACTTTGAGATAATCTCTGCCAAATCGTTAAATTTTTATTTTCCATAATTAACAATAAATATTCGACTAATTAAATCAACGCTTACCACTTCCAAACAACCATGAATATTCTTTATAATCGTTTAACGAAGGTTGATTTCTAAACGCAGGATTTTCTCTATAATTTGTATTTGGTAATGCGGGATTAAAATGTGTTGTCGCTGGTTGTTCGTACGATTTAACCTCCCATGATTCTAGTAAAATCTTTGCTTGTTGTGAAACTTTTTGTAACTGAGCAAATGAATAATCCGCAACATAGACCGCCATAGCCAAAGACATAATAAGGTCATCATGTTGTCCTTTCATATGGTCTGGTCTACCATTCACATAAACAAAAGTGTTCATTTCGTTGACTAAACGAATAGAATGTATTTTTAAACCATGTCGAAAATATTCTTCTAACGCAGCAATAATTTGAACTCGTTTATTGTTGAAATTAATACCAGGTATTTTGTCTTGCATTTTTGGGTCAAATTTCCATTTATTCGCAATGTCCATACCATCCACATAAAGTTCTTTATAACCAAGTTCTTGGAGTTTTCTTGCTGTAGAAACTCCCATTCCACCTGTAATATCAACTACTACAAAGGCTTTATACATAGTTGCCCATTTATAAACTATGTCAGCTAAATTATCAGGTGGGAGTTTTCCCAAATACTCAACAGCTTGTTCTTTATCGTCAAAATCAAAAATCTGGAAAGTTGAAAAGTCTTCACTATCACCTCTCGAAACGTCTACACCCATAATGTATCTGTGACCTATGATAGGTTCGTTCCACAACCATAATCCACCACTAACCATTTTATTTAATGGGTCTTTAACATCGTTTTCTAATATTTTTTGGACCAAGTTTGAATCGAATACGTTATCTCCTGACCCCAAAAAATTACACTCTAATTCTTGAGCAACTTTTCTTTTATCATACTTTAATTTCTTGACCATTTTTTCAAACCAATTCGAGGTTGGTTTGAATCCATCATCTATAAGTCTTTGTATTTCGTCATAATCTCTATCCGCAGGTAATTTTTCTGAAACATCAACTATTTCAGGATTTGGATATTCATCTCTGTTCAAATAAAAATGTATTAAATCATCTACTTTGATAAATTGTAAATCTTTTGTGTATCGTGGATCTCTCCACCAAAACATTTCTGATATTTTGAAGTCGTTAATACCTCTTATTGATTGATCGTAAATTTCGTAATAAATTGGATCATACCCGTTTGGTGTTGATATTACAATAACTTTACCACCTGTGGATAATGAGGCCATACAAGCCGCCCAAAAATCACTATCGGCCTCGATATACGCCGCCTCGTCGAATATTAGAATTGTAGGAGTATAACCACGTAACGCATCCTTCGATGTTGCAACCGCTTTTACTTCACATCCATTCGATATTTTAAAGTGTCTTTGAGAGTTTTTTTCGGAACTGTATGTTATACCAACCCAACTAGGCCATTGGTCAATAAATCCTCTAACTTTATTTGCAAATTCAACAGCCGTATCTAACTTATTTGCAATACACAAAACCTTTTCAGGTTTGTTCTTGAGAGCAAAAGCTAATTTCTTACTTATCCAAGCAGCAGTTACCGTTGATACCCCTGCTTGTCTATACTTTTTGGCAATGTTTTCGTTGTACTCTTCGTAATCTTTGATAAGGTTTGCTTGATCAGGAAATAACTCTAATGGAACATATTTTGATTGAGTATTGTCGTAAGTTTGTAAATACGTTCTTAAAGCATATTCAGTATTCCTTACACATTTAGTGTACTCAAGTAATAATTGTTCTTTTGAAAAACCCATTCCATCAACTTTATTTGAAAAGATCGTCTATATTTATATCTCCCAACCCATCATCATCACCATCATCATCGTCACTATCTTCTTGACCTCTTTGATATTCAAGTTCATTTAATTTACTCACAATTTCATTTACCATTCTATCAATAATTTGGTTGGCCTTAGGATCTCCACTTAAAACCTTTTTAGTCAAATTAATGAAATCCTCAGCACTTATCATCACAAATTTTTGAAAAAGATAATTTTGAATGAATTTTTGACCAGGTTCGAAAATTTTGTTCGGGTAAGTGGTAATTAACTTTTCCCAAAAAATTGGACCAAATCTTAAATCCCAAACTTCAGCAGGTAATGTATCTTCATACCCCGTAACCGCTTTTTGTTGGTCGGGGTTTGATGGTAAACCAAAGGTTCCTATGACATCGTATGTTCCTTTGACTAATTCATGTAATAAAACAGGAAATATAACACCCCGTGCAACTACTTTAGGTGGGTCTGAGGTTGTATCAATTTCTTCTGAACCAGCCTTACTACCCATCAAATTATTCAACATATTTTCATTCAAAATCCAATAAAGTATTTCATTTATAGACATTAACGTACCATACAAATTCAACAATCTAGGATCTAAAGCGTTTAATTTTTCTTCAACTAAATGAAACATATACTGACCTTTAGCTCCAGCACCCTGAATAAACATATTAATCAAACGTCTTTTACTTCTTTCGATATTAAATTCGTCCAAGGCCTTTATTAACGCATCAACAGGGTTTTCCTCTTCATTTTCAGGATCTTTGAAAAGTTGAAGTATTTCTTCTTCAGTTTTTTCATCAGGTTCCATCTGAAATCCTTCATCAGGAATTCCTGATTGACTCACTAAGTAAGCTTCATACTCAATTTCTGTAGGTGCTATTTCTAATTCCTGTCGGACTAATTCAATAGATAAATTTTCTAGATATTCTTTGTGTTGTCTTTCAATGTTTACGATTTCTCTCAAAGCCCCCATTAATAACATTTGTAAATTACCAATACTTCTTATATCGATAGGACCTGGAATTTGAGCATATCTCCTAATATTATCGACAACTTGTTTGAATCTATCGGATGCAATAATTTCCTCAAAAGTTTGGGTTCCTGTGGTTTTTGGTAAAAAAGGTTGTTTTGAAACGGGAGTCTCTCCTCTTTCAATTTTCCTTTGAATACTAGGATCCATCCTTTCAGGTCTTCCACCATAATCGATGGGAGCTTCTTTTATATGTTTTTTGTAAGACATTATTTTTTAAATTTTATATTTAATTGATCAAATGTTAAATAATCTGGTATTTTAACTTTTCCAGGATTTGGTACTAAATCACGAATTTTGTTTTCAGTTGTTTCTATCTCCTTAAGATCACTTTCTAATTTTCCTTTTGTAATTGAAAACACTGGAGTTTGTGATTTCTTATTCATTTTGAATTTTCCAATTTGTTTGTTGTTGTGTAAGGGTCTTTTGATAATAGATTGGTTTTGTGCAATCATCTCAATAAGTGTTGCTTTGTCTGTTTGTGGTAATAAATTTGTTTTTATCTGATTTCTTGTTATGTTCTCCAAAATTGGAATTATTGGGTTCTTGTTTTCCTTAATTTGTTTTTTGACATCCATAACACATTTCTCATATTGTTTCATTTGGTTTTTAGACCAATCACTTCGTTCAGTACTACCAAATTTTTTACCCATGGTTGCGGTACATATTGCCCATGGGTTTTTTGTTTGTTTTTTTTCCGTCATTTCGCCTTCGTCCATACCATCACCATAATTACCAAAACCATCATCTGTAGATGGACCAACCTGATGAGGGTCTTGTGTTCTTTGTCCTTTTTCGAAGTCCATAGGATCTTCTTCATCCTCAGTCACTTCTTTTTCATAGACTTGAAATATTTTCTTTTGGTCTTTCATTTTTTTGATAGTCGCTTGGTCACGAGCTGGAACCATAGTGACTTGTTCATTGACAAAAAATTTATTAAATAATAAGTTTACAGAATTTTCTGAAAGTTGAGTAACCATTTTACGACTCAAACCAGCACTGATTAGTTTTTCAATTTTATTCTTAAGCATATGATACTTGTTTTTCAAATTCTAATACGATGTCTCTTTCGTAAAGTTTATCGTTGATACTTTTTTCAGATTCTCCGAATTTAAATACCAATCTTTTATTCTCACCACAACTTTCATCAGTTTCCCATCCCAATGCTATTATATCCTCCATAGCGTCAATAACTCCCATATAATCGGAGTTCTGTACTAACTCCATCACTACTTCGGTGTTACGTAGTACACCAACTTTTTGAATGTATTTTATATCAGGAGGAGTTGGAGTTCCATGAGCGGGTTTAGAATCCCAATTCTCACCCCAAACATCAAAAACATCACTGAAGATAAATTCGTAAATATTATCCCCTTTATAGTTTGGTCCTAGTCCGTTGATATAAATAAGATAACTCATAGAAATTCACCATCTAAACTAATTTTCAAAATATTGTCTTCATGTTCAAAAACTAAATTTTTTAAATTTGTTTTTCCTTTGAACTTAAATCCACTAGTTTCACGTATAATAAACTCAGCACTTTCCCTTTGTTCTTTGGTCTCTGCTAATTGTCTAACTTGTTTTATTGCAATTTTTTTGTAATTAGTGTCTTTATTTTTCTTCTGTAATTGTTCACTTTCATTAATTCTATAATATTGAGATAATAGTTTTTCGACCTCAGATTCAGCAAATACAGAGTCCATAATTGAACCTATTTTTTTTCTATACATACCTTCCTCTGTTTCATCTTCTATTTCTGTTTTCATTGGTGGCATTTCTTGTCCTTCATCACCTGTCTCCATATCCATATCCATTTCCATGTCGGTGTTCATTTCATCCGATCCCATCATGTCTTCGTCATAATCTTCTTCGAATTTAGTTAAAATATCTTCACGATCCTCATCGTCCAATTTAGCTAAATTAACTGCCGATAATATTGAATTTAAAACATATTTGATATCTTCGGAGGTCATTCCCACAGAATCATCCAACATTCTTAACTTTTGACCCAACTTTCCGGTTAATTTTTGGACAGTACGAAAAGTAACCTCTTCTCTATCTCCCATACTAGGCATCTCATCGCCCATATCACCCATTTGTTCACCAGAACCACTCATGTCTTGACTCATATCCATAGGAGGTAAATCATCTGGTGGTGTTGTACCTGTCTGAGATGATTGTACATCAACAGAAGGCATTTCTTGTGGAGCAACAGGTTGTGATGTAACAGGATCAGGTGCTACAGGTGGTTTTGGAGTTTTAAGAGTGAATTTTTTTTGTTCACCTATGTTCAAAAGTGGAGTTTCCTCTTGATTCTCAGTTAATCTGTTGACTTCTTTTGCAATTAAGTTAAGACGCTTAAGAGCTGCGGAATATGAACTATAATGTTTTCTATTTTTCATCGGTTCAATATAGTCATATGACTCATCAACTCTTTTTTTGATGACATATCCCATTTTTTCTTTAACAATTTCATATTCTTTTCCATCTGACAAAACTTTACTATATTCAGTTCTATCAGTTTCATTAATATTACTCGGAATATTTTCTTTGTATCGTGAAATTTCTAAAATCCTTTTTATTTTAGATTCACCTGTTAGTTTTTCACTTCCGATCGGTTTTAAGTCTGCCATTTTATTATTTTTTTTAATTTTATTATGAATTTAACCCGTGCATTCCACCCAATTGAACCATTCCTAATTGAATAATTGCAACTTCTTGGTTGGTCGACCAAATAGGGTGTGGTAAAGTTGATTGAGTTACACTTGTACAAGTACAACCTGTTGTACTGAAACAAGTTTTACATTCAAAATATTCTGTTCCAGCGCTAAATGCTCCTACCATAATTTTTTTTATAGATAAATATACTAAAATGACAAATAATTCATTTTTTGTAAATTACAATGAAAGTTTCCTATCCATTAATTGATTTTTGAATGTATTCAATTTGTCCAAATATCCATTTCTTCTCAAAAATTTAAAAATCATATTTTCATAAGATAATTCACCACCACTATCTAAACCTGACTTTCTATATTTTTTTAATTTATCTGTGAAATTTTTTATCTTTTTAAGTGCGGTGTCAATATCCAAATCTTTGACATCAATCATTAAATTATCAATTCTATCCATCATTGTGTCCGCTTTTTTGAGGAAAAACTTTTTATCAATCGATACTTTTTTCTTAACTGGTTTATTAATCCAATCATTGTAAAGGACTGAAAATACCCCCGAGGACACATGTTTTTCTGAAATATCTTCAGCGTATAATTCCACTTCATAACCTTTTACGGTTATGTCGTGGTTTTCATTAAAAAGTGTTTTTTTTAAATTGAAAAGTTCTTTATACAATTCTCTTTCAGATGGTTCGAATTGATCATAATCCAAAATTACATGTAAATCTATATCTGAAAATTTGGACCAGTTAAAATTTGCTAAAGATCCTGTGAATCTTACATCTGAAACGAAAACATCGTCACCTAAATAACCCTGAAATTCAGAAGCTATTTTCAATAAAACTTTTCTAATTTGAGGTTTTAATACTGGGTTGTCTGTAAATACATTATTCCATATTTCACCATTGAGAATATCTCTAGTTTCAAATGACTTAAGTATTTCTTGATAACCTTCCATTCATTATAAATATTCACTCAAATCAGTTTTTTGTATTTGAATACTTTGGCAATTTTTGTATTAAAAAAATTACCTTGAGATTCTGCTAACCTAAATTGAGCATATACTTTATGAGGTACATTTTCATATGAATACCTCGTACCATTTTTGAATTCAACCACCAAAGTACTATCACTAGTGTCGTATTCCGATCGAATTAAATTCGATGATTGAATTTCATTTATAATTTTGGTACCTTCGATTGTTTGTTTTAAAATTCCCATATTCCTAAAATTAAAAGACCGACCTTTCAAGGGGTCGGTCTTTTATAAATATACTGACATTAATTTTTACACTTCAGTATATTCGATATCTTGAACTTCGTTATTTGAAATTTCATTACCATCGTCAGGTTTCATCGTGGAATAAATTTCATTTGAAACCTCTGTAAAAACTTTATTCAATTTTTCTGAATATTCTTTACACTTCTCTTCATTCCGTTCTGAATATGCATTTTCTAAATGACTGAGTGTTTCATTCAACTTTGAAGATTGTTCTTTAGTGAATTTGTCCTTCCATTCTTCCATATTTTTCTTTGTATTGAATATTTGAGAATCACATTGATTGAATAATTCAACTCGTTGTTGAGCTTGTTTATCCTTTTCCAAGTTTTCTTGAGCTTCTCGTTTCATTCTTTCAATCTCTTCAGTGGATAGTGAGGATCCACCTTCGATTCTTATTTTATTTTCTTTACCTGATGCCTGATCTTTTGCGGTTACGTGTAAAATTCCGTTAACATCAATATCTATTGTAACTTCAATTTGTGGTACTCCTCTAGGAGCTGGTGTAATACCTTCTAAGAAAAATCTTCCTAGTGAACGATTGTCATTCGCCATTGGCCTTTCACCTTGTAACACGTGAATATCTACTGTTGGTTGATTATCCGCAGCTGTTGAGAATGTTTGTTGTTTTTTGATTGGTATTGTCGTATTTGCCTCGATAATTTTTGTCATCACACCACCCATAGTTTCAATACCGAAAGAAAGTGGAACTACATCTAACAACAATACATCATTAACTTCTCCTGTAAGTACAGCTCCTTGAATGGCAGCACCTAAAGCCACGACCTCGTCAGGATTTACTGATTTGTTTGCTTTTTTACCAATAAAGTTTTCAACGGCTTCTTGAATTGCAGGAATACGAGTAGATCCACCGACCAAAACCACTTCATCGATGTCTGAAGGTTTTAGGTTTGCATTTTTCAAAGCTTTTTTTGCACAAGCAATTGTTCTATCTACCAAATCTTTTGTTAATTGTTCAAATTTACTTCTTGATAAAGATTTAACAAAGTGAATGGGTACATTATCACTAACAGAGATATATGGTAAATTAATTTCACTTGATGGTGAGGAAGAAAGTTCAATTTTTGTTTTTTCCGCGGCTTCTCTGATTCTTTGTAATGCCATAGGATCCTTGGTAAGATCTATATTATATTCCGCTTTAAATTCAGATACCATCCAATTGATAATAGCATTATCAAAATCGTCCCCACCCAAATGAGTATCACCATCAGTTGATTTAACTTCGAAAATACCATCACCAATTTCTAATACCGAAACATCGTGAGTACCACCACCACAGTCGAACACAAGAATTTTTGAATCTTTCGATTTTTTATCCAATCCATATGCTAAGGCTGCAGCCGTTGGTTCATTTATAATTCTTTCAACCTTCAACCCTGCAATTTCCCCAGCTTCGATCGTCGCACTTCTTTCTTGATCACCAAAATATGCGGGCACCGTAATTACTGCTCTTGTTACTTCATATCCCAAATAATCTTCTGCAGTTTTTTTCATTTTTTGTAGAATAGCCGCAGAGATCTCTTGTGGTGTGTATGTTCTATCATCAATTTTTACACCAACCAAACCATTCGAAGTTTTTATTGTTTTGTAAGGTACTTTTTTAGTTTCAGATTTACATTTATCAAAATCTTTACCAACAAATCGTTTAATTGAGTAAATTGTTTTTTCGGGATTGGTAACCGCTTGTCTTTTAGCGGGGTCACCAACTTTTCTGTCTTTATCAGTAAAAGCCACAATTGATGGTGTAGTTCTTTTACCTTCTGAATTGGCAATCACCAAAGGTTGACCTCCTTCAATAATTGCTACTGCTGAATTTGTGGTACCTAAATCAATACCGATAATTACATTTTTATTCATAACTTTATTTTTTATATTTTTATTTTGATACAATCAAAAACAAATAACATACCAAATAGTAAAACGTGTCAATATGACATATAAAGTTTATTTTATATGACAATTTGACAATCATTGTTTTTTAGACAATAGTTCACTATATTTGTAAAAAAAATACAATAATGATCGAATCAATGGATGACAACGAAAAAGAACAAGAAGTTCGTAAAAAAAGTGGAGGAACTCCAGTCTTGGATAATTTCAGTAGAGATTTGAATAAACTCGCATCTGAAGGCAAACTAGACCCAGTTATTGGTAGAGAAGTTGAGATTTCTCGAATTGCACAAATTCTTTCTCGTAGGAAAAAAAATAATGCTATAATCATTGGTGAACCAGGGGCTGGTAAAACCTCTATAGTAGAAGGTTTGGCAATTCAAATTCATGAAGGTAAATGTCCGAGAAATTTAAGGGATAAACGAATCGTAAATTTGGATCTGACTTCAATTGTGGCTGGAACCAAGTATCGTGGTCAATTTGAAGAACGAATGAAAGCTATCATCGAGGAAATTGCTGAAAACCCAGACGTTATCATCTTCATAGATGAAATCCACACTATGGTAGGCGCCGGAAATTCATCAGGGACAATGGACGCTTCGAACATTTTCAAACCCGCACTTTCTCGTGGGGAAATTCATTGTATCGGAGCTACGACATTTGATGAATACCGACAACATATTGAAAAAGATGGAGCTCTCGAAAGACGATTTCAGAAGGTTGTTGTTGATCCACCTTCCAAATCAGAAACTCTTCAAATCATTAAACAGTCCAAAACAAGATATGAAGATTTTCATAAGGTGACATACTCGGATGAGGTTTTGGAACTATGTGTAAATTTAGCAGATCGATATATTACGGACAGAGAATTCCCAGATAAAGCTTTTGATATCTTGGATGAAGTAGGTTCAAAATCACAAATTGATGTCAAATCTCCACCAATTATTGAAAATCTCAAGAATAAGGCTGCAGAAATCAAAAAACAAAAATTAGACGTAGTTAAAAAACAAGACTATGAAAAAGCCGCAGATCTAAGAGATGCCGAGAAAAAAATATTGGACAAATTAGAAATTGAAAAAAACAAATTCGAAAAGGAACTACTGATGAACAAACGTCCGATAGATGTTGACATTGTATTAGATGTTGTTTCCAATATGACCAAAATACCTTTGAATCGATTGACTCTCGACGATAAGAATAGTTTATCGAATCTTGAAACTGAGTTATCTAAAAAAGTAATAGGTCAGAGTGAGGCTGTCACAAAAATCTCAAAATCTATTCGTAGGAATAGACTTAAATTTAAAGATCCTAACAAACCGATTGGTTCTTACATTTTCTTAGGAGCGACAGGTGTTGGAAAGACCCACTTAGCAAAACAACTTGCTGAACAAGTTTTCGGTTCTTCTGATGCATTAATTCGGGTTGATATGAGTGAATATCAAGAAAAACATACTGTATCTAG